GTTTTTGCCAGAAATAGAATTTGCACAATTAAAACAATATTTAGGCAAAGGTGGAGATTTTCCTTGGTATACATCTCCACATATAAATTTACACGATGTAAATGGAGAAGATTTTTATTTTGCCACTTTAGTATTTAACAATGCAGTTCGTGCTAAACAAGAGTGGTCACAAGGTATTGTATTAGAACCCTTTGTAAACATAACAAGCAAATTACACATAAATGCGTTAATTAGAATAAAAGCAAACATGTATTTTAAAATAAAAAACGAAGTAGATATACACGCACCACATGTTGATTATGATTATTTTCATAACGGAGCACTGTTTTTTTTAACAAACTGTAACGCTCCTACTTTGATGGCTGATGGAACAGAAATAGAATCAAAAGAAAACAGACTTCTTTTATTTAATTCTGCAACTCCTCATTCAAGCTCTGCACCGACAGATAAATTGTTTAGACAAACGATAAACATAAATTACTTTGGCGGAGGTGTAAATGCAAAATACACAGACACAGCAAGAAGAAAACTAGTTGTGAGTAAACATGAAAAAGATTAAATGAACATTAATTACAACGACCACATATTAGTTATTGATAACGCTTTGTCAGATGATGTGTGCGACAATATTGTAAAAGCAGTTGATTATTCTAATAGAGGTAAACTAGATAGAACAGAAGAAAACAGTATTAAGAGAAG